TATGGAAGAAAAAAAAAGAAAAGAAGAACCTTATGATGAGGAAACAGATTTTATGGTGTGGCATGCTAGATATATAGCTTCTAAATATGAGCTTAGTCTTAATTCTAGGCATGGTCCTGATAGTGCTTTAAATTATAATCCTAGTGTGAGGAATTACGCTAGGCGCGTTGGTAGTGTTCCGGATGTTTTTGAAGGTGAAGAAGCTAATTCTCGTATGGGAGTTTTCTTGCTTTCCCAATCAATTCAGATGAATGGGTGTTTTCCTGTTTTGAATGTATATTCTCAGGAAATGCTTAAAACTAATGTTAGAGCCGTTGATCCGTTGTTTTTTGAAGTTGTTGATCAAAGTTTTGATGTGGTTCCTGAGTTACCTCTTGGTATTACTCCTTTTAAATTTGCAGGTCATGTTGATATACCTGCTTCTCCAAAACTTAGAGTTCCTTCTGTGCATCCTATGGTTGTGCAGTCCGTTTATGAAGTTGATTCTGATTATCCATATTTTAATTATTCATTTGCATCTACCTATGCGCGTAATGATGATCTTGGAGTCAATGTTTCATTTGTTACTGGTCAAAGTGTTGATAATGTTCGTGTTGCGTTTAAAAAATTGACTGAGTATAAGGGTCTGACTGGAATTAATTCTAATACTGTTTATCTTGCTACTCTCCAGCTTATTTATCAGATGAGAATTGATTTAATGCCTCGTGTTGATATGGATTTGTCTAAAGAGAATATTATTTCTCATTTTTCCAAAGATACTTCCCTTGGGTGTATTTCGATGCAGTTTTTTTCTACAAAAAATGGTAATACGACAAGAATTAGACCTCCACGAAAACGTGCTGCGGCTGAAGCAGCGTATGAGGCTTATGTTCGATGGTTGGATGCTTTGCAGAGCTATATAGATGGATTTAGAGAGACTATTCCGCATGTTGGATATGATTTGGAGTCTTATAAACTTGAAATAATTCGATATGTAGCTTTGTTGGGTGATGGTGATAAAGGAAAGTCTGAGGATTATTCGAAGAAACAGCGGTTGTTTTACATTCCTGGTGCAATATGTATGGCGCTTGATAAAAGTATTACCGGTCCTTGGATAAATATTATGCGGTTTTTTATGTCGGGAATTGGAATAAAAGTAACTACTGGTGGGATTTTGGAAATGTTTGAAATTATGTCTTGCTCTAGATCTTCTCCACTTAATCCTATGCAACAACCAATAATTGAGAAATGGTTGGAAGAAGGTGTTGATTTATTGGAAATGACATTTGAAGAGGGTGATTGGTCTAATTTTGATCAAACATTATCTTCTAGTATATTGGGTTTTGCTTTTGCAACTGTTTTTACTCTTTATTCTCGGGAATATTTAGAGGATCCTGTTACTAGGTTGATGTTTTCAATATTCCATTCTAATCAGGTTTCTAAGGTAATGTACGTATATTTAATGGCTATGTTTTTATATGTAATTGGGCGTATGTTTTCTGGTAGGACTGGTACTTCAACTGGTGATACTGTCTACAATCAGATAATGGTGTATTTGTATCGTATTCATTTGAATATGAAATACCCTGGTAATGAATTAATTTCGGATATATTTCTGTATTCATTTTTCCAAGTAAATATTTATGGTGATGACCATTTGGTAGGTAGTCCTATTGTTCTTGCTAATTTTCTTCTTTATGAAGATTCTGGATCTACCCTTCAAGATTTTGTTCGATTTTGTGTTGAAAAGGTTGGAATGAAATATAAATATTCTGCTTTTGCTACCCATAGAAATCTTTATGGTGTTCGAAAGTTTTATGAAATAGATGGTGATTGGGTTGAAGATTTAAATGAGTATGTTTCTTCTCCATCATTTTTGAAGTATAGGGTTGCAAAAATTTACTTTGATGATGTAGAGTTTTCACATTGTATTCCTCTTAAAGATCCGCTAGAGATAGTAACTAAATTGGCTTATTCAATTAAATCTAGTGTTTCGATGGAAGCAGAGCTTGCTAAGGTAATAGCTATAGCTCATCTTGCTACTCATCCTGAAGCTTATAGCATGTGCCGTCGTTATTATGATGTATTGATTCGTAATGGTGCATATATTTCGGAGGAGTCTTTGCAAAAATTGATTGACCAGAATCTGTTGGATGATGGTATATTGTATCAGATGAGTCAAGATAGTTTGTCTACTAATTTTCCTAGTTTGAGTGATTTGTATATTAAACAGATTGAAGGATTTAATAACAAAACGGGTTTTTGTCCCCTTGATGTGTTTGGTAATGTTGTTCCTGCTCCTGATAAGTATCGAGTATTTTATCCTCGTGGGTTTGGTGAGATAATGACCAATTCGGAGCTTGTGAATTGAATAAACTTGGATGGTGTGGTTTTAACACCTTAATCAAATGACCCTTGTCTACGTATGTAAACAAGTTTATATTTATATGGCTAAATATAGGTGTGGTTTAACACCTTAATCAAATAACCCGTTTGTATGTATATGCAAC